GTTGCATTGCAAGATTTACACTTGCAATTCTATCATCAACCCTTGGGTTAGTTCTATCAACAGCAAGTTCAATACCTGCTTGTCTAAGTATATTATGGTCACTGTTGCGAGATGACGTTTTCATTGCTTGACCACTCGCGTCAGGGTACCCTATAATTCTTTTGTTCTTGTATCTTCTTGTCAACTCTTCTGCCATTTCATAAGTGTTTGATTGTTCCATAAGTATTTCATCATAAAAATGAAAACAACCATCTTTGCTGTAATCAAATATTGTAGCAACCAGAGGCGTTACGTTGAAATCAAGTCCAACTCTTATGACTCTTGTTTCTACTTGTTTGGTCTTAATGTAATCTGGGTTCCAATTATAGTATACCAGACCAGAGAAGTTTACAAAGTTTGCCTCAAATTCTTGTTGAAATGTTCTCTCATCCATTTCACCTTTTGCGGCCTCTACTTCTTCTGGTGTTACATTACCACCTTCAATTGTTGTGAACTGGTAGGAACTCCAATCATCTAAGGCGTGAGCCTGCGTCCATAAATCTTTGAACCAGTTACCACCTCTTGGAGTTGAAATAAGTAAAGCACCCCCTAACTTATCTGCTAAGGCCGGCCTACAAACCTCCGTCCACATTCTTGATTCAAGCATTGCACATTCGTCCAATACAAGAAAATCCATACTAACACCTCTCATAGCATCTGGGTTATCTGCACTACGCAAATAAATCTTTGTGCCATTCACAAGTGTTATTGTTAGATCACTTATGTTTACTTGTTTGATCCAACGTACTTCTCCCAACTTTTCTACCAATGTATCAAATATAATCTGTTTGACCATTCTGTATGTTGGTGCAATATAAAAGATCTTTCTGTTTGGGTATCTTGCCGCACGTGCAATCTCCCATATTGCTAAAAAACTTTTGCCGAAACGTCTGCCTGCACTTACGCAGGCAAACCTTGTTTTTCTTTCAAATATTTCTTTCTGAGCAGGACTCAGTGGCATTATTTAATTTCTTTCTTGTCTTTCTTGATACCACCAGTACCACAATAGATGCCAAAAAAGCCGGCACCTGCTCCAACTACAACACTAACAAAACCTGCTTGTGCTGTTGTAGGGTCTGCAATGTTCATAAACCATGTTGTTACTGCATAAAAAGCATAACAGTACATAAACATCAATAGTCTTGGTATGAATCTCCAATTACCTAATAATTCAGGTATCTCTACTTTTAAAAAATTCCAAGTGTTCTTGATCGCAGTTTTTAATTTGTTCATTTTAATTCTCCTGCCCGTTGCATCTTACGAATCTTATCTTCTGCCCAGGCTATTGCTGAAGGACCACCCCAACCTAAAAAAGCATAATAACCTTTACCAAGTTTTCCGCTATTTTTCTGTGCCAGGTAATTTGATTCAGCACGTTTAAGATAACTGTACATTCTTACTATAACATCAGGCGACAATGCTTTGCCTTGTGCAATCTGTTGTGCTCTGACTTTACCAACCTGTGTGCCCCAACGTTGTGATGGTGATGCATTTTCATTGTACTCTATAGCACGTTTGGCATCTGCCATCATTTGTTTATTTGGTTTGTACGGCATCTCTTGCTCTTTCTAATGTTTTTCTATCTTGTTGTATCAACACTGGTACTGGTGTACTATGTCCACCATATTGCCCATGCGAGTACAACCATTCTTCGTGTGTTCTCTTTTCATTCAATCTATGATGTATGTTACACAATGTTCTACCACTTGCATTCCGGTGTATCCACATTCTCGCAACATAATCATCAAGAGGTTGTATGTTGTGTTCACCTCTCCAGTCCTGTATGTCTATCTTCTGCTTCTTCCAGTACATCTTACTCCAAGGACATACACCAACTATACTTTCAAAGTACGCGGTCCAGTCAATGTTACTTTCTTTTTCCGCCTCTTTTGCCACCACGTTTCTTTTTCTTTTTCATAGCCATTATATCTTATCTCCTATATAGCCCACAACAATTGATACTACCATGAGTCCTAATACCCAAAATAATCTTGTATCCATCTTGTTGATCGTCTTGTCCATTCGATTCATATCTTTCTCGATATGCGTTAAATGATTGTCACGAATGATCTTTATGTCTTGTTTAATCTCTTGTATGTCTGCACTATTTTTTTCTGTCTGATTCATTAATTTGTTTCCCATGGTAACACATTGTTATCATCAGTATTTAAATTATTTTCTGACTGTCCAAGTGTGTTCTTTCCAAGCCAAATTAACATGGTTGGATTTCCTTCATCTACTGCTTTACGGTATTGTGCCCTACGCAACTTTACCTTACCCTGGCTCTTACCATTAGCAATTAGATCAAGGTTTTCTGCTTTCTTGATTACATCAACACTCACACCCATAACATGGGCTATTTCTTGCTGAGTACATTGTATCTCTGCAAGTTTAACTATCATGTCTTTCTGTTCTGATGTAAATTCAATCTTTTTCATTAGTGTAAGTCTACCCAACTACCATTTGCTCTCACTTGTAATTTGTGATCTGTTGTGTTGTAAATTACCATACCATTTTGAATGTTATGCAATGTACCACGTTCTGTTGTTGTGTAACTTGGAAATAGTACTGGCACGTTTGATTTGAATCTCTGTGAGTCAATATCAATCTGACCATTACCATTTGGACTGTCTGTACTTTGATTACCAATAGCACCTTCTGCGTTACCATCATTGTTGGCCGCACCGTTGTTGACACTTATCATTTTCATTCTATTGCCAACACCATTTGATTGGAATTCAGCACTTACTCTACCAACTGTAAAAGTTTCTGTATCTGATTCAACTTGATATGTAACACTATTTTGTACATTGTTCTTGATACCATTACCACTGTTTAGATAACCTTGTAACACATATGTCTGTGAATTGTGTATATCATCTGAAGCACTATCATTCATATCAGTTAGAACTTTTAGTGTGTGCGGTTGACTGTTATCACCTGTGATGTTTGTCTTACCACTTATGTTAACATTGTCTGTGGTTACTGCACCAACTGCCAAGTCAATATCATTTGTACTTGTTAGTATGATGTTGTTTGTACCAAGAGTCTTAAGTTCTAAGTTACCACCTGATTGACCTCTGATTTCATTTGCATCAATAATGTTGACACCATTCAAATCAAGGTCTTTGCTTAACTGTACTTGATCACTACGCAATGTAGCATACAATACATTATCAACACCCATAACAATTCTATCTGATCTACAAGTTATGTCTGTGTTTCCACTTGAACCTGGTGCTTGTAAACTTGCTCTATCACCTTTTAGTGCAATACGTTTGTTTGATGTTGTATCTGCATCAATGTCAAATTGATTACTACCATTGTATGTAATATCTATTTGTGCTGTATCTGAACTGTTGGTATTTTTTAACACCAACTTCTGATCATCATTTGGAAATATAGTTAGATCATTTCCACTTTCTGATTGTACTGTTGTACCACTTAAGGTTGTTGCTGTCACTGTTGTGATGTTACCATTGGTACCAGCAAGTGTACCACCTGTGATAGTACCTGTGGTTGTGATGTTGTTTGCTTGTGCATCAACTGCACTTTTGATTCTTATACCACTTGAGCCTGCTGTGATATCTAATCTCTGTCCACTTGCACCAACACTTAAATTGTTTGATCCAAGATTGATTGTACCTGGTGCGTCACCACTAAAGTTACTAAAGAAACCAGTATCTGTTTCCATGTAAGTTCTTGAATCGTCTGCTAATACTACTGCATTTGAACCATCTGTACTAACATATACCTTTTTGTTAGTTGTGTCCATTGCTATTTCATTTGTTTCAAGGCTCCCTGCTGGACTACCGGTGCCTCTTTTTGGTTTGATTTTAACACTCATTAATATGTTCCTCCATCAGCATCATAGTTCAAGCCTTCGATATGACTTGCTGTTATTGCACTTTGTGCTCTTGCATTAGTGAAATATAGATTACTTGAGCCTTCTGTAATTTCATCAGTATTGTCTTTGGTTGCGATTTGTGTCGCTATGTAAGCCTTGATACTCTGCTGTGATGCTGTGTTTGTTGCACTATCTGAAGCAAAGTTATCTTCATCTAATATGTTGTTGGCTATACGAGCGTCTGCTCTCGCATTTGTAAAATATAAGTTACTTGAACCTTCCGTGATCTCATCTGTGTTGTCCTTGGTTGCTATCTGACTTGCAATGTATGCCTTTGTTGATTGTTGTGTTGGTACCTTTGTTGCACTATCACTACTAAAATCATCTTCATCAACTATCGCATTGTTTACCCTTGCATCTGCTCTGGCATTGGTAAAGTAAAGGTTACTACTACCTTCGCTTACTGTGTCTGTATCGCCTTGTGTGAATGTAAGTACACCCGTGCTTGAATTGTATGCCAATTGTGTGCTTGATTCTGATATAGCCGCCCTTGCTCTTGCGTTTGTGAAATAAAGGTTACTTGAACCTTCAGTTACATTGTCCGTGGTTTTGGTTCCAAGTCTTGTATCAAATGTACTGTTGAAATCTGCACTTGCTAACTTGGTTGCTATGCTGTTTGTTACTGTTGTGCTGAAGTTAGCATCATCACCAAGTGCCGCCGCAAGTTCGTTCAGTGTATCTAATGTCCCTGGTGCTGAATCTACCAATGCATCTATCTTTAATTGTGCTCTCGCATCAGCACGTGCATTGGTAAAGTATAAGTTGGTTGACCCCTCTGTTATTTCGTCTGTGTTGTCTTTGGTTTGAATCTGTGAAGCAACGTATGCTTTGATGCTTTGTTGACTCGCTGTATTGGTTGCACTATCAGAAGAGAAATCATCTTCATCAAGCAAGTTATTTGATATTCTGGCATCTGCCCTTGCGTTGGTATAGTAAAGATTTGAACTGCCTTCTGCGATGTTATCTGTACTCAACACCACAGCGCCTGTGGCACCATTCACACTTGCTACAGCACTCGTTATGGTTACTGCCGCTGGTGTTATGTTGAGTTTGATCACATCATTTTCTGTGACTGTTACTGCTAAATTACTATCGCCTGATTGTGTTGTTGTGTATGTAGCCATTAAACAACTCCTTCTCTGACGTCAGCAACTCCCTCCAGTAATCTTGTTTTCTTTGAACTTGTGTCAGTCATTACTACATCGTAACGCCAACTACCTGGGTCCATTGTTGCTGTCTGTGTGTCTGTTAATTCTATGCTGAATGTACCAGCACCTGCATCTGTGATCGTACAAGTGAATGCTACAGCATCTGAATCTGCTTTCTGCAAATTTTCTTTTAGTTTGGCTTCAAACGCATATGATGTAATGTTTAATACACTACCAGATTCTTTCACTTGAAAACTACGTTTGAAGTCTGCATTCTTGTTTATTGTTATGTTGTATTGTGCCGCGCCACCGCTCATATTAGAAACTCCTTAATAAAAACTCTAAGCCTTGATAACTCCATGTAATTAATAGATAGAGTGTGACCAGATGTACCAGTGCTGTCGAGGCTTTAATCAGGGGTATAATTTCTTTGATCATATAAAGTTCTCCTTGTTACAACTTTATTTATGATAGCAAAAAAGCCCGGCCAAGGAGAACCAGGCTAAACGGATACCCCTATCCATTCACTACTATTTACTGCTTTTTTGTTGTTTTTTAGTGGTATGATAATGAAAAGCCTTGTAAATGCTGGGTTTTTTAATGGTTGACAAGTAAGATATCTTATAGTATAGTGTATGTATAGTTAGCAATAATGCTAATGTAACACAAACAAGGAGTAATGAAAATGACTACAACTACAAAAAAATCTCATAAAGAGGCAATGATCGCAAGAATGTTGGCTGATGATAAAGAGAGATATCACCCTGACTTGCATGGTGCTTTAGAGCAGAGACAAAAAGGTATCAAAATCGGCGGTAGCGATGATATGCTTGTTATGACACCCAGTGATATGTACGAGGAGGACTATCAAAAGGTTTGGGAGGCAGAGGTTCAGGCATTTATTATCAAACACAAGCCAGAAGTAAAAAGGTTATTTGCTGACTATCAACGTATAGAGTTAGAAATGGCCAAGGCAGATGATGCTATAAAGAGAGCCAGAGAAGCCAACTCACACAACTATCATATGGGTAGAGATGCTTGGAAAACTATCGCAAAAGACCTTGATATACACAAATATCTTACAGATAATGGTGCTATCAGCAAGGCTAAAGTTATGCGGGCTGTTAAGAAAATTGGTAAAGAAGGGGCTACTGCGGTACTTGAAAAGTACAACAAACAGTATGTACCGGCTGTTAACAAAGCAATGGCTGATAATCAAAGCAAGAAAAAGACTGTTAGTGCTGATGACAGCGAGGCTATTAGAGTTAGAAATGGCTATGTTAACGAGATCAATGCACTAAGAAATAAGATTGCTTTGTTAAGTGCCAACAAATTTAACGTTAGAACTGGTGAATATGCCATCAGAATTTGGGCATAATACCAAAAAAAACTTCAAATAAATTAAAAAACCCTTGTTTTGCAAGGGTTTTTTTTTGGTTAAAATGGTTGACAAAAGTAAGATATCTTGCTATAGTATATGTATAGTTAAACAAAAGGAGACAAACAAATGAAAACAACACTTGAAAGAGTACACAAGCCAGAATTAGAATTAGCCAAATGTGTTAACGGTTTTGGCAGAGACTACACCAAATCAGACAACGGTTGCATACATAGCATCGATGATCTTATGTCATACAAATTGCAAACAATGCTGAATCATCATGAACTGTACTACATCAAAGTTGATGGCGAGATTGCTGGTATGGTTGAATTACGTAACAAACAACAGGTTGCTGGTCCAGTTGACAGAGAACTGCATATGATATATGTCAAGCCTGAGTTCAGAGGTAAGGGCGTTGCTGAAGCCACTTATACACTTGCAATTGATGAGTACGGTGTTAACATGATTGGTATCACTTATCATAGAATCAGTGATATGAAAAGCATCGAGTACTTCAAGAACATTGGCTTCAATA